TATAATAATCCTTAGCAGGATCAAAGTCATCAAAATAGGGTGAGACGTTTAGATTCGTTTGCTGCGGCATGATTTCTTAGAATTGCAAGATAACTTTTATATCTTCTTTTTGGTTAGATGACCTAGTAATAGAGGGTCTATTATCAACGTAAATCACTTTCCCGGAGTATTTTTTAACTTCAGGATTTGCCACTCCACTATTAAATTCTTGACCAAGGTAATAGGTTCTATTATTTATTACGGTACTTATAGCTACGGCACCAGAACCAAAACTGGTATCAATTGCTAAATTAGAACCGGATGATGGGACAATAGTCAAACTTCCCCCTGCTGCTGGAGTAGCAGTAAAGGCATTTAACTTAAATCCATAAGTAGGTTCAGTAACCCCCACACCAGCAGTATTAAATCCTGCAAGGGACTTATCTTGCCAATATTTTAGAACTCCTGTAGTTTGATCATAATTTACAACTCTTCCTACTGCAGTAGAACCTGTAGCAATAGTTTGAGTAAAATAAGCATCAGCAGTAAAAGTAGCACTGCTATACCCCGTTCCAGTCAATCTTAGTGCATAAGTTGCGGCTGCTTTATCCGAACTCAAGAGAGAGGTGCTATCAAAAGCTTGTGGATTACATACAACCCCACATCTTGCAATTTGATTGTCTGTTACAAAATCAGGATTTTCGCTATCATTTTCAATTCTAGAGTAAAGAAGAACATTATATGCACCCAATTCTTCATAGATATTAGATCCATGTCCTCCAGGAGGAGAAATAATAACATCAAAAAGAGGTCGAGTGGTTCCCGTAGGAACTCCACCGCCTTCTAGATCAACACTACCATAAGTATACCCAGATCCTTGATTAGTAACTGTAACGGAATCTACTTCGTTAGAAGCATTAACTACTATAGTACATTCTGCACCAGAACCATTTCCTTTAATAGGGACTCTGGTATAAGACTTTCCACCGGTAGGACCAATAGCAACTCCTCTATTTGTAATAGTAACAATTTTAATTGACCCATCTACTGCGTTATCTCTAACAGAAGCATTATCACTGCTAGTAGACCAATCAGCAGGTACAGGAATATAATCAGTCGATTCAAATTTTACAATATCACTAGGTTTAATAGTATAAAGATATTTCCAAATATATCCATCACCGCTAGTACCAGCACTGCGTGGCTCTAAATCAGTAAAAGTGGGTTCATCCAATGAAGGTCTACCATTAGGATTATCAGGATCTGTACCATTCTGAAGGCATTCATAAACCCTATAATCGCTATTCAAAACATAATAAGTGGCAGAATATAAATTAGTTGCACCAGAAACTTTTGCAGTATTAGTACGACTATAATCACTCCGGTACATATCATAGGTAGTACCAGAAGACCAACTTCTTTTAGCAACAACTTGGCGAGCATCAGAAGCATTAATCTTCTTCATTGCTACCATGGTATCCCAATAGTCATCTTCCTGATCAAAATTGTCTTTTGGAGACGGTGGATCAGTATCCCAATCGGATTGATAATCTGTAGGATTGCAAAGACCAATAAAAGAATAATATGCATTTGCAGTGGATGTTACTCCAGCAACAAAGTTTTTAGCATTTAGGATTCTGAGTTGGTCAGTTATAATTGCGGCCATTTGACAGAAGTTTTTATTTATTTATTTAACAATTAAGTAGCATAATTTTTAGATTTCAATTTATTAGTTCTTTGAACTATCATTGAAGTTGAAATCCCGGTTCCGTTTGTTCCAATACCTGCTCCAGTGTATGCGGTATAGGAAACTAATCCACTTCTAGAGGTAAGATCAATCCTTCCCCAACTAAAGGATCCGTAGAAATTAGAGGTAGTAATACCGACAGTAGTATAAGGTTTAAAGTCTCCATCTATTCTAACAAAGACCCGGTTCAAGTAAGTAGTTCCTATTCCAACTCCGGAGGAATCAAGACCAGTCGGCGCATAAACAATTTCAGAACTATTTACCTCATAAACATTATCTATAAAGGCGGTTCCTACTCCTGTTGTTCCACCCCCAGAATTAAGAGCAGTTATAGATGTGGTTGCTATACCTACATTAGAGAATTCAACTACAAAGTAATCATTAGTACTTATTCCACTAATAGTAACAGCAGTTCCTGTGAGAGAAGCATTTCTTAAGAAGGAATTAGCAGGTATATGCAGATCCATGATGAACTGAGTTCCACCACTAATAGTAGTAGTTCCAAATCCAACAATCTCTCCTTGATCACCCGCGTAGACATTTACGTTATTTCCTTCCTCGGTATATACAGGAGGAGAAATAAGAACCTTAGGTGGAGAATCGGTAGTATATCCATACCCAGGATTAGTAATCGCTGCACCCGTAATTACTCCATTAGCAATAGTGAGAGATCCAAATGCAGTGGTAGTAGTACCAATTCCAGTACCTCCCTGAACTGTACTTCCAATACTTAATGTAGCAGTTGAATAACCTGCACCTCCAGATGTAATATCAATGGAAGAAATTGTTCCGAGACCCGAAACTATTGCAGTTGCAGCGGCAGCAGTCTTAGTTTCCTGCGCGATAAACATTACTTTATTCTGGAAACTTAATGCACTAGAATCTAAATTCTCATTTTCCGAATCAAATATGGGTCTTAGAGTATCAACATAGATGGTAGTAGATCCAATTCCTACAGTCTTTGTAATATAGGCGAAAGGATGAATACGTGGTTCATAGAGATCCCTATCTTTACCAACAGGAAGATCATTTACAAACATATCTTCAGTTTGTCTACACCAGTTAACTGGTCTTACAAGTGTTTCATCTGCACTATTACCAGGACCATAGTAAGGATTAGTGGTAACCAAATCGGTAGAATTAATTAACTGTACTCCACGAGAATCCTCTTGGAGATTCTTCCCTTGTCCAAGAGAAGGACTATGACCAATTGTGAGATCATCACCAATTTTGACAGTTTCAATGATATCCTTGAATACCACATCACTATCACCACTTCCTTTATAGAAGATGAGTTTAGATGTATCATCTTTCTTAGGTGCTTCAGTGAATTCTATAACACTACCACCTTCAAACTTATATCCTTGTCCAGGAACTTGTAAAATGTCATTGATAAAGACTAAAATAACATCTTGAACATCTATGTTAGAACCTTTTCCTGCTCTAATTGAAACTACATCTCCACCATTTTCAGTAAGAGTAAAGGATTGAGTTACTCCATCAAATTGACTGTCCAAATTATCGAGCATATAGAGATAACCAAGAGACCATCCATTAAACTCATCACTGAACGTATTCTCAACCTCAATCAAGAATTGCTTATAACCAGAAGTGGTAGGAATTCCAACTGTTCCTCCAATACCAACACTTAAGAATTCTCCAATACCATACCCATATCCCGTCTCATCAATACGGAACTCAATTACACTAGAACCTTGTCCAACTTGAATATCAATGGTTGCTTCAGTTCCCACTCCAGCATATCCATCTGCATAAACCAAAGGAATGTTAGAATAAGAAAGAGGATCATCAATGACCACTTCTAGATGAGGTATTACATTACCACCTCTGGCATAATGATGAGCACATGTAGAAGTTCCTGTATTAACGATGAACTTCTTATCATCCAGTACTTCAAGAACTGTAACTTCCTTCGCTGCAGGATCTTGCTTGCTGGCAGAATTATTACTTGTACGTGGAGCAACAATAGATCCTTGAACGGTTCCACTTCCAGTGAAGTAACTAGCAACAGTAGAGATTCCTACATTAACTTCAAATTCTGTCGTGCTATTAACTGCAGTAACTTGAGTTCCTGCATAAGTTGGATCAGGTCTTCTAGGATAACGATGATATGTAGAATTAGAATCCTTACTGCAGGAGAAAGTTAATCCCTCTTCTTTAAGTTTAATACTCTCACCAGTAGTCAAGGTATGAGCACCAATCGTCATGGTAAGAATACCAGTGTTAGCACTATAATCAGCAGCAGTAACAGTATGATTAACCAGAGTGCTAACACCAACATTAAGAGTAATGGTAGTAGCAGTAGTAGAGGTAATTCCTAAAGAAGTACTAAATCCGGGATCAGTAGACCTTGGATAAGTATGCAAGGAAGAATAATTATCCATTGCACATCTAAAGGTCAAACTATCACTTTCAACCTGAACCGACTCACCCATCTTAAGAAGTCCACCTGTTACAGCAGATACAAATGTGTGAACTCCGGTATTAGTAGAAGGTGCACTATCTAAAACTTGAACTTCAAA